TGTGCGCCTGGCTGAGAGTGTTAAGGCGCGAGTCTGGGTCAAAGGTGCAGACGGTGTTCCTGTTCTCTCCAGGAACCGTATAACGCTCGCAGAAGGTTGGTACGCTCTCCCTAAGGAATAAAATCATGGCCCAGCAAACGATCAACATCGGCACCATCGCCAACGACCAGACCGGGGACACCCTCCGCGGCGCCGGCGAGAAGATAAACGACAACTTCGACGAGCTGTATGCCGCCCTGCCGCTGGTTACACCGACGACCTGGGTGCCGACCCTCATCGACTCCGGCGGTGGTCGCACCTTCGCCATCACCACCAACACCGCGCGGCACACCACCATCGGATGCGTGACTACCTTTACCGCGGACGTCACCGTCAACTCGGTGAGCGGATCCGCCACAGGCAACCTCCGGCTGTCGCTGCCTGACGCCGTCACCTATGAGGCCGCCGCCACGGTGTGGCTGACCAACGGCACCAACCAGGCCAAGACCGCCATCATCGCTCGACTAATCGCCGGCACCAGCTACCTCGAGCTGTCGCACTTCGAGACCGGAGCAGCCAATAGCCTGGCCGCCCATCTCCAGGCCACCAGCCGCCTAATAGTCTCCGGCACGTATTTCACCACCTAACATGACCACCATCGGCTCGAGTCTCCAGCAGGGCATGGCGGTGCTCCAGCAGATGCTGGGGGCGCCGATGTTCATCTGGGAGGGGACGTCGATCCGATGCATCCCGGCAGCGGTCAACGATGCTAACGTGCCCATCTCCGGTGGGTTCCAAGACAATGTGACCTCGAGGATCCTGGTCATGTTCTCCGACTGGAAGACCTGCGACAGCACCCTGGTCTCGATGGACTCGACGCTGTTCACGCTCGATCAGGGCACGACCTTTTCCCGGCTACTCAAGGAGGACGGCCTGTTCATTCTCCAGGAGAACAGCGACCGCATCGCCCTAACCTTCTGCAAGCCGCGGCCGGTGGTCGGTAGGACTCTGGTCTATCAAGGCCGGACCCTCCGCATCCTGTCCTGCCGTGTGGATGCCTCCGGCGCCTACTACAACCTCGAGCTGGGGGCCAAGACCAAGTGAAATTCGGAGTCAACATGACGGTCGACAGCAGCAAGTTCGACCTTGCAATGAAGCAGTATCTGCTGACGACGAGCCGCGATCTTCACAAGGCGATCAACAGCCGGTTCTTTTATTTGATGGTCCGACTGTTCGTCCTGGTGCCGCCCAAGAGCCCGGGCCAGGAGCGCCGAAGGATCGCCGACTATTTAGGGGCACCTGCCGGAAACATAAACAGAAAATCTAAGAAGACTGGTAAGCGCATTGGAACCTCAAGGATTCTCAGGAGAGTCCACCTTATCGTTCAAGCAAAAGCCGCTAAAAACCCAACAGTAAACCTAAACGGAGGTCACGGTCTTTACGGAAAAGCAATGAAAGCAGCCGCCTCGGCGCTGATGAAGAGATCCATCGCATCGGTTGGATACCTCAGGTCCGCAGTGGTAAAATCTATCAGAATTTACAACCGAGGATTCACTCAATTTCAAAGTCCTAAATGGAAACCGCTTTCTAAACCTGCCAGCTACAGAGCGCCAAAGAAAACAAACAGCGCTTTAGTTGCAATGGCCAATGAATATGGTCTTCCTCAAGAGAATGTAGGCATCCACAAAGGCACCGTTGCACATGGATTTCAGGCGGTTCCTGGATTCAATCCCACCGCTTTCGTTTCGATGCGTACAGGTGTTGCAGACAATCAATACAACCGGGTATCTGAAATTTACAACACGGCCATGCAGAAGGCCATGGACGACGAGACGACGGAAATGATCAACCACATGACCGAGGCCCTCCTGGCTAACGGCAAGGTTCTCGAAGACAACGGAATCTCAATCAAATGAACGCCGTCGCCCTAAGAGCTGAACTTGCAGTCGCCGACTACCTGGCGGCCGCCGACTGGTCGACCTCCGGCGCCGGCACGCCCACCTGCCTCACGTCCTACAGCCGCGGCCTCTACGACGACCCTGACGAGCAGGACGTCATGCCCAACTTTCCGCGCCTGGTTGTCTCAACCAACTCAGCCAGGCCAATGCAGCGCACAGACCTGACCTGCGAGGTCGAGATCGCTGTCGAGCTTCAGCTATCGGCCGACGACACTGACGAGGCTGCTGTCCTAACCACCGTACAGGTGCTCGACAACCTGATCCTGCCACTGTTCGACGACACCGGGGCCTCTGCTCTCAACGCGCCATCAAACGACGCCAGCGGCCCGTTTACGGCGCAATTCGCCGCCCCTCTGGACTTTGGGGCATCCTCAATCTCTAATCGGTCCAGGACGTTTACTAGGACATTCACCCTCTACTGCTCGGCAACCATCTAACCACCCACACGAATGGCTAATTCACAAGGACTCGCATACCAGTTTGGTTCACCGGCTACGGTGACCATGTTAGACACTGATAACTCAACCCCAATATTTACGGCCCTGGCGTCGATTGAGAGTTACGACCTGACTCACGAAGCCGACACCGATGAGGTTCGAAATAGCGCTGGTGAGACGGTCGGCCACATCGGCTACAATGAACGGGTGACACTTAACCTGAACCTAATTCCCTCAGGCGCCAATGCGGCCGCCGCCCTGGCCTTCTGTTCACTGGCTCCGGTCAACGGAACCGTGGGAATTACCGGCGCTCCAGTGATTAAGATGATGGGCACAGCCGACATCCTAAACACGGGACGGTTCATCTATGCCGGCGGTGGCTCGGTTAAAATGACTCAGAGCGGCAAGGCTATGGTCTCGATCACTGTGAAGAAATTCAAGAACCTGACCACCGCTGCCGCTGTCGCCCTAAACGTGTGAGCAGCCTGGCCGCCATCCTAAGCGCAACAGCCAAGGCCTGTCCGATGGTGATCGGGCTCCGCATGGTGCCCTTTACTGTCGGCCACGCCATCCTGCTGCATCGTCTGGGATCGCCCTTCGTCACCGGAGGCCGGGCCACCGCTAACGACCTGGTCGAGGCTGTTATCGTGTGCAGCCAATCCGCCGAGGAGTCGATCAAGACCATGACCTCGGTGTTCCGGTGGGTGCCGCTCCGGCTGATGCGCAAGAAGGTCAGCAATTCTGACATAGTAAAGGAATGCCAAATCCTTCAGGAATGGATCGGCGACAAATCCGACTGCCCCGAGGTTCTGAGGCAGCCAGGTGCAGGATCTAGAGAGGCAGCCATGCCCTGGCCTGAAAGGCTGCTGGTTGGCCTGGTCGACATTGGATTCACCGAGGAGACGGTTCTGAATATGCCGGTGACCGATGCCGAAAGGTTCTTCCTGACCAATGCAGAAATGCACGGTCAGGTCGAATTGTGGAACGATAAGAACGATGCCCTCTGGCGCCTCGGTCAAGAACGGGAGACAGTAAGGAACTAACAAATGGCCATTTTCTCACTTATTGCAAAGCTCGGCTTGGACGGTTCGGCCTACGAAAGCGGCCTCAAACGAGCGTCGAGCGTGACCGACAAGTTCAGGTCATCCGTTGGGATGCAGTTAGGTGCAGCACTGTCTGTTGCTGCCATTGGCTCTTTTGTCTCAAAGGTGGTCGAGACAGTCGATGCCATTGGGGACTTGTCCGAGCAACTCAACATCAGCACCGACGACGTGCAGCGCCTCCAGGTGCTGGCAGGCCAGACGGGTGTTTCCTTTGAGTCCATGGCCAAGTCGATCACAGCAGTCGGCCAGGAGCGTCTAAAGGCTATTGAGGAGGGAGGAAAGGCTCGGGAATATTTTAAAGCACTTGGTTTTTCAGTCGCTGAACTTAACGACAAGAGCATCTCGAACATCGACCTGATCTCGAGGATGGGCCAGGCCCACAAGGATGCAGGCAGCAGCGCACAGACTCAGGCTGCCATGATCGCTATCCTGGGTGAGAAGGCATTCAAGGCCGCGGGTGCTATGGCCAAGATCAAGGAGATCGGTCCGATCAATCTGATCTCAAAAGAGCAGATCGATTCTATTGGAAAATTGGCTGATAGATTCGACGAGATAAAGCGCACAATTATTCTTTCTGCAGTTCC